CTCTGGCTTCGACCGGCCGTTGGGTGACCGCGTCGGGTAACCAACTCGACGGCAGCCCGTATATGGGCCGCAAGGCGCAGCGCATCATGGTCGTCCGCGCGATGGCTTCGACGATCGCCGCGAATGAGAACATCCGTTCGGAACTCATCTACTTCAACCTGCTGTCTGCCCCTGGGTATCCAGAGTTGATCGATGAGATGGTCAACCTTAACACCGACATGAAGGAGGTCGCCTTCATCGTCGCGGATACACCGTGCCGCCTCACCCCGAGCGCGACCGAGATCCAGAACTGGGCGACCAACCCGAAGGCCCTGCCAAACGGCGAGGGTGGCCTCTCGACCCACAATCCGTACCTTGGCGTCTACTACCCGTGGGGTCTCTCCACCAACGTAGACGGCATGGAGGTGATGATCCCGCCGTCGACCATCGCGCTCCGCACGATGGCCTACAACGATCAGGTTGCGTATCCGTGGTTCGCTCCCGCCGGTTACACCCGCGGGCTTGTCACGAATGCTTCGACTGTTGGCTATCTCAGCCGTGAGGGTGAGTTCGTCCCGGCGATCCTCAACCAGGGTCAGCGCGACACCCTCTATCTCAACAACATCAACCCGATCGCGTTCATCCCGAACCACGGCCTTGTTGTCTACGGTCAGAAGACCCTGAACCCGATAGCCAGCGCACTCGACCGCATCAACGTGGCGCGTCTGTGCAACTACCTGAAGTTCAACCTCGACAACCTGATGAAGCCGTTCCTGTTCGAGCAGAACGATCAGCAGACGCGTGATGCCGCAAAGTTGACCACGGAGCGGTTCCTGGCTGGCCTAATTACCCTCAGGGCACTCGAAGACTACGGTTGCGTGTGCGACGAGACGAACAATACTCCTGAAAGACGAGACCGCAATGAACTCTGGGTCGATATTATTATAAAGCCGCTGAAATCGGTGGAATTCATCTATGTTCCCGTGCGAATTAGATCAAGCGCTGCGAGTATGACGCTTTAATCAGTCGATTAAAAATCATTAAACTAGAGGGCCAGGACATCCTGGCCTTTTTTTGTTTACGATCTCATGAGTAGACATTATAAATAAGCTCATGAGCAACACAACTGCCACTGTAACCTGTATGGTCTGTGGGCGTTCAATGTCCACCATCAACAACAAGCATCTCGCGCAGCACGGCCTGACGGCAGAGGCATACAAGGCGGCCTATCCGGGCACGCCGCTCTTGAGCGAGAAGGCACAGGCGAAGCTCTCGGCTCGGTCTGTTCGCTCAAACGCGGAACGAAAGGGTAAGCCTCGTTCAGAAGAAGATCTGACGGCTATCCGGGCTGGCATAGCCAAGAGGCCATCCCGCAAGGGGATTAAACGTGGCCCAATGCCGGAAGAAACAAAGGCAAAGCTTCGAGCATCGAAGCGGGCTGGGTTCGACGCCGGGATGGTCGGCCCGAGAACTGGAGCGGTATTGAGTGAAGAAACACGAGCAAAAATCTCAGCAGCATTGACCGGTAGAAAGGTCGGTCCGGAACCTGCGCGTAAAGCACTGGAAACAAAGAGGGCCCGCGGCTACGATCTTGCCTTTATGCGAGGAAAGTACCCTAACGAAGAAACAAGACGGAAAATTTCCGAGAAATCTTCTGCGTACTTTGCAGCCACCCGGGAGGCCCGTCGACAGCATATGATCGAAAAAATCACACAGTCAAATCTGACGCTTCTTAATTCAGTTACTGATGACACCTTCCATTTAAGGTGCAACGCTTGCAACTATGAGTTCACTCGAACCGCACAAATGTTTCAACCGCAGAAATGGAACTCCGAGGTTTGCGATCAGTGTTATCCATGGTCCTTGGTAAGCGGTGCAGAAAGCGAATTGGCCGAGTTCGTGTGCACCCTTGTTCCGCAAGAAACAATACGTCGCTCTAATCGTTCGGTCTTAAAGCGAATGGAGTTGGACATCCATATCCCTTCACGCAATCTTGCCATAGAATACTGCGGTCTCTATTGGCATAGTGATGTTTATAGAGAGGATACGTACCATCTCGACAAATGGCGAGCGTGTCGAGATGAAAACATTGATCTTATCCAGGTATTCGAGGACGAATGGATCAATCATCGCAGTGCGGTGGAAAATTTGATACGCCTTCGATTAGCTCGGCAGACTGCTCCCATTGAGGTAGCGGTCTGTAACTCGTACGTATGCAACGGTAGTGAAGTCGATGATCTGGCAAAGGAGTTCATTGACAGGACCAGTCTTTGTGGGCTGCGAAACAATTCGACTTACTACTTTTTGAAAAGCGTTCGCGGAATTCACTGTGCGCTCCGCTTCACTCTCACTTCAAATGATGATCGGCTTCTTGAAGAGTTTTTATACGATAGTACGAAGCATGTGGAAGGCGGACACGCGGCCTTGTTTGCTGAGTTTGCTCGCAGGAATAACCCTAATCAGATAGATGGCTGCGCCGATCTTCGTTGGGATTATGGTCAAGGCTATGCGGATTTGGGCTTTGAGTGTTCTGGTGAGCCCTCCGTGAAGGAATGGTTTTTCGCCTCCAACTCTCTGCTCAGGCAGGAACCGTCAGAGACGTTGCTATCGGAAGCCTGTGAATGCGAGGCTTTGAATAAGATCTGCGATGCAGGCCACGTTAGATGGGTGTGGATCAAGCCTGAATGAGCAGTGCACATGAGAAGGGCGGGGATCATCCCCGCCCTTTCTCATTCAGCCAGTCGTGATATGCGCGACCCGCCCATCTTGTCCAAGCCACAAGCGAATGCGCGCGAGATGGAACACAGTTGGGGCCAGAGTTCCGGGCTCAATGATTTGGACCTCGTACTCCGGATACAGCGCCAGGATCGCATCCCGAACTTCTTCCGGGGTCATTTCGGACTGATTAAACGTGAACGTTGAAGGGTCAAAAGAAAACATGAATACACGATATTGTTTGGTTTCTGCTACCATATCCTTGCCGCTTCCCATTCAGCAATTTGTTTATGCCAGAGCGGCCTCGATCACCCGCATGAACGTGTCCCTGGGGATGTCGGAAAAGTCGTGCACCTCCTCGTGCCCCTGCGGTGAGGTTCGGATCGAGTTCGGCGAGGTGATGATCCCGAGGGTGCCGCGCCGGGCCATCACGTCGGTCCAGAGTTCTGGCAGCCACGTGTGATAGTCGGCCTGTACCCAGGCGAACTCGTCCACCAGGACGGTCGGCCAGTTCACGCCGACCAGGGAGAACCGGTTCATGCCAAAGTGCAGGCGTGAGCCGTTGTCGAACTCCATGATGTGACCATCGGACTTCAGCAGCGCCGGGACGCTCATGTGCTCGGCCAGCCGGTGATAGATCCCGGCCACCACATTGCAGTAGAGGATCCCGATCGAGCGATTGGGCAGCCGGAAGAACACCTGTGCGTTCTTCCAGTGCAGAGCCTTCCAGAGCGCAAACATCAGGTGGGAGGTCGTCTTTCCGACCTGCCGATCGCTCATCCCAAAGACGAAGCGGCCATTCTGAAGGCTGAGCATCGTCTCGGCCTGGAATGGCGTCGGTACGTAGTGGATGGAGCCGTGCGTCAGATCGACGACCGAGCAATGGGCTACAAAGTATAAGATATCATTCTTGCATAATATTCGCTGCGCCTCCGCAGCATTGTCCGTTGTCTCTAACATACATCCTTTCGACGGCGCGCTCTCGGGCCGTCTAATTGATATATTTAGACCATAAACACAGTACTTAACTGTCCATCATAAATATTCATACGCATTATTGCAAGGAGTTTATACTTTGGGCACTCTCCAGAATTTCGGCGTCCCTATGGGGGGTGGCACCGGTCGCGGTGGCATCATCCAGCCGAAGATGAAGAATCACTTTCGTGTACGCGTAATCCGGTTCGGCCCGCTGTCGGGTGGTCTTGAGTTCTCTCAGCAGGTCATGTCCTGCGACCGTCCGACCCGCGCGCAGAACCCGGTCACCGTGCACTCGTACAACAGCATCGCGTACTACGCGGGCAAGGCCGAGTGGAACCCGATCAATCTGACGCTGCGCGATGACGTCACCAACTCGATCGCCAAGCTCATCGGGCACCAGGAGCAGAAGCAGATGAACCACTTCGAGCAGACCACTGCTCTGGCTGGTTCGAACTACAAGTTCGAGATGTACGTCGAGTCGATGGACGGCGGTAACGACAACATCCTCTGCCAGTGGTATCTCGAAGGTTGCTTCCTCGATACGGTGAACTCGGACGGCTACGATTACTCGTCTGCTGAGCCGATGACGTTCCAATTGTCGATCCGCTATGATAACGCCACGATGTCGGGTGGCTTGATGCCGACTACACCTGCTCTTCTGACCGGAGTGGGCATCTAAAACCATGCCCTCTTTGTCGGCCTACCTGAGTTCGCCGCGAGAGGCTTCTCAGATCTTTGATCTCGACGGTTCTTCGGCTCCGCGGCCGAAGAACCTGTTCTTCGTGCGCTTCACGCGCGCGAACTCGACGACGGCCGTCACCTCGACAACGACGAGCACGACCGGCTCGACCTCGACATGGCTCAAGGATCTGAGCTTTGTCATCAAGTCGGTCGATCGCCCGGCACAGCAGCCCCAGGTCGAAGAGCTTAAACAGTATAACAAGACGCGCGTCATTCAGACTGGCATCAAGTATTCCCCGGTTCGAATGACCATCTATGATACGGCGGACTCGCTTGCCCATCAGATGTGGAGCGAATACAGCCGTCATTATTTTGGAACGTACCGGCACGATCAGAGCCCGAACGATTTTCTTTATGACGTGACCACGCCGCAGTTCAACGATACGAACAATCAGGGCTTCGGGTTTTCCCCACAGGCGGAGTCGAACAGTTCGCTCGACGACAACACGCAGTTTTTCTTCGACCGCATCTCTGTTTATCAGGTTTTTGGTGGCAAGTATCTTCAGTTCGATCTCGTCAATCCGAAGATTTCGTCGTTCGATCCGGATGACTTCAACTACGAGGAGTCGAACGTCGGGACGATCAACCTGACGATCACCTATGAGGCGATCATCTACCAGAACCAGGGCAAACCGCAGGCACTGTCCGCGGCCAGCGGCCTGACCGAGGCATTCGGGGAGGCCCGCATGGACAGTGGCGTGGTCGATTACGACGATGAGGGGGCGACCACCGGTCTGTTTGCGACCGCAGCGGCCACCGCGACTACGGCCTCGCTGATCACTGCACTCACCTCTGGCGCAGTCGATAGCGGCGCCGTCCAGGCGGCTCTGGCGAGCTTCGCGTCCTCGATCAGCGGCGGAAGCCTCGCCGCCTATGGGCTGTACAATTTCGGCTCGACCACGGGACCAACGACCTACAACACACCGTCCCTGGCCTCGGACCTGATCGTCTCGGCACTCGCGAACCCGGCCCTTGCGTCGGCGCTCTCAATCTCGTCCGGGCAGGTTCTCTCGCCCCAGATCGCCTCGCTCACCGCGCCTTATGCACAGAGCAGTGGACTGCCGGCAGCGGCCTACGATGTCGCCGCTGGGGCTGTGAACGCGACCGCTGTGTCCGGCGATGCCACGGCCGCGGCAACGGCCCTGAACACCGTCATCAACGCCGTGATGGCGGCGGCGAGCGCCAACGGATCGACCAGCCGTGAGCAGATCTATCCGCTCGGCACCGTGGCAGCCTCGACCGGCACTCGGAGCGCGGAGGAGCAGGCGACCTTCGATCGCCTGAAGGCCGAACTGGCCACCTATGGGATCGCTCTCCAGGACAATGCCGGCACGAGCCTTGATGCCACCCAGGCCCCGAACACCTGGAACAGCGCCTCTGCAAATGGCGGCCTGATCCTGTCCCCGCAGGCTTACGCGATCCTCAACGCCCAGCGCTCGACCACCAGCCAGATCGGCTTCAACAGCCAGTCGGGAGGGTCGAGCAATGGCTAAGCGCCAGTCCTGGAAGGGAACGTATACACCAAAGAACCCGGAGAAGTATCACGGCTCCCATTTACCTGTCTTCAGGTCAAGCTGGGAGTACCAAGTGATGCGCCGGCTGGATGAGCACCCTGACTGCCACCTCTGGATGTCCGAACCAGTCGAAATTCCTTACCAAAATCCTCTGACAGGGCGTTGGACTGTCTATGTTCCAGATTTTTTGGTTCAGTACGTCGATAAGAACAACAACACATCCGTTGAAATGATTGAGATCAAGCCACTTAAGGAATATGCTGGATTTCAGGGCGTTGATCCAAAAACCGGCAAAAAAGTTCGACTGACAGAAGCCGACAAGCTCGCACAAATCGTCAATGCTGCTAAGTGGACCGCTGCAAAGATGTTCTGCGCCAAGCGCGGTTGGACATTTCGCGTCATTACGGAACAAACTCTTCACGCGGTTAAGCGCAGATAAATACGGCTATAAATCATTCACAGAACCATTCAGATGACCCGTGGACTTGAAGATGCCCTGAACCTCCGACCGCTCGAAGAGGCGCTCTCTGAGGCCGGGCACGACCCTGATATCAATAATGTTCCGACGGCCTTCGACCGCACGCTCGACCTCGCCGAGGAGCAGATTGCCCTGATCGAGGGCAAGGATCACGCCGAGGCGATGGATACGATCTACGAGGAGACGATCAAGCACGCCCGGGATCTTGTCGACTTCGGCTTCAATACAGATCCGGCCCGTGCGCGCGGCATGTTCGAGCAGGGTGCGAACATGTACAAGATCGCCCTTGATGCGAAGAATGCAAAGCGGAGAGCGCAACTCGACGCGATGAAGCTCGCCCTGGAGCAGCGCAAGGCTGCGGGAACGATCGACGAACCGACCGACGTGATCCAGGGCGAGGCGGTGATGCATGATGATCGCAACGCGATCCTGGCCCGCCTGCACGCCCAGATCGAGCAGGAGAAGAACAGCGGCAGGTGACAAATGCGGCTATCGCCGCTGGTAGGGTCGCCGGTTCTTTATGCGCGGTCGCCGGGGGATGTCATTGGTGATCCGATGCAGAGCCAGTCGCTTCTCAATCGCTGCGAAGATCTCCGGCTCCGTGGTGGCGACACCATCCGGAGCCTGATCCTTCCAGCCTCTCTGGGTCCTACCGAACTTCTGATCGACCAGCACGCGCGGCGGAAGGAGGATCACTGTCGGCCCCCAGCCTCGGCCGGCCGCGTAGCGCACGAGGCGGGTCTCCCGTCCACGCTTGCCCCAGAAATTGTAGATGTAATCCCGGTCCCCTTCGATGGTCAGCCATCCCCAGAACTCGGTCTTCTCGTACTGCGTTCGGGTGAGAAACGTCTTGATCGTAATTGAAGACATTTCAGTAGGTCCCAAAAACTCGGCCGTCCAGCTTTGCCACAATCAGCGCGTGATCACTGATCTCATCCGTGTGAGGATAGTTGTCGACGTTCGCCCACTCCTGGCTCTTCACCATTCTCTCGTATATGTCTACAATGATCGGATGCTCACCCATCGCGTACGGCTCGTCATTACAAGTGCTTCGGTATTTTAGATTCGACCATTGAGAGAATAGCATCTCGCCATCCACGCTGCGCCAGAACGTATAGCAGACGTCGGAGCGATCGCTCACGAAAAACCACCCATGGTATTCCAGCCCACCAGCTTTCGACGTGGAGAATGCCTTTATGATGTTTATTGACGTCATTTTGCTCGTACTTTATAAATAACTATGAAGAACAAGCGTGGATGTATCGTAGTTCTTCACGCAAAACCGCGGAGGCCCGCCAGGAAACGTACCTGAGCGGGCTTTTTCGTGGTTATTCATCGGGGTGGCCGAACCGGCCATCCATGAAGGCGACCATGGTCTGCTTCTCGAAGTGATCCTTGAAGCCAGGGAATTCGGAGATTTTGCTCGTCGGCACGTAGGTGTAGCCTTCATCGAGCTTTTCCAGCAAGATGCCGGGAACCGTGTTGTTGACGTTCCAGTACCCACCGACATACGACCACTTCATCGTCCGTCCCATCCAGCCGGAGAACGTATAGTAGTAATCCGTAGATCCCCACTTCACCTGTTTTACAACCTTGGCAACTCCAAAGAGATAGTCGGAATTCTTGGATGGCTTGTGTACGAGCCGTATCGCTTCACACTGCATAATACCTCAAAGTTCTGTTGGGAAATCTGCTGCGCTGCTCATATAGAACATCATGGCCTGGGCCTCAAAGTGCTCCACAAAACCCGGACAGATTGTTTCGATTTTTCCGTACGGGACATATGTGTAACCGTCTTCAAGTTTGTCAAGGAACGGCGGCATCTCGTTTAGAAGTGCCGTAAACGGCCCATAGTGTACTTTATTGGCCCGTGCCAGATCCCATCTGAGCGTGCGCTTGGCCCATCCTTGGAAGGGAATGATCTTATAGAACCCCATCAAACCATTCTTTCTCCAGATTTTTCGAGTGCCCTGCCAGGAAAACTCAGCAAGACCCCAGACGTAACTGGTATGCTTGGATGGTTTATGAAGGAGCTTCGAGATCGTGACCTTCATGATCAAACTCCCTCACCATGGTAGGTCTCAAAGAGCTTGGCCAGGACGAACTGGCTCTCGAACTCCTCAGTGAAGCCGGGCGTCACCGCCTCGATGTCGTTCAGGTCGACCTGCTGATAGCCCTTGGCGAGCTTCTGCTGGCCCTTCATCTGGAGTTCGCTGCAAGTGTCATAACGTCCAAGCACCGTTTGACGAAGCGTGCTATTGTAATAATAGTAGCCATCAAAAGCGTAGCGCTTCCAGGTCAGCTTCTTCCCGCGCCGGCCCCAGAAGTTATACAGGTACTCGTTGTCGTCACGCAGCCTGATGTAGCCCCAGACCTTGTCTGAACCTTTTTCGTGGCACCACGCGAGGAACTCAAAAGAGTAATTACCAGACATTTTAATCCTGTCGAACCGGATACTTGGAGTAGTTCTTCGGAACCGGCGACACGTACTTTTTGTACGCTTCGATCCAGTTCGTGCTGATGGCCTTCTGAGCCGTTTCGACGTCCAGCCCCTGTTTGCAGACAAGCTTCATCAGCCGAACCTCAAGCTGGTCCTTATGGTGTGCGTTCCACAGGCCCGAGTATTGTTGCGGCCAGAGATTGCGGGTATCACCCCGGGTGTTGTCACGGGGATCAATTGGTTCGTTCGACCCTCCCAAACCAATTGGGACGAGATGATCGGTCTCACACCCCTCTTCGGAGTTGCACCACTTGTCTCGCTTCGAGGTCAATCCGTAGATCCGGTAGACCTTCTGCTTCACGCTGTCCGGGACGTTCCGGATCGTCTTGGTGCGCGTGTTACAGATCTCGACGCGATCAGTTGTTCGGACCGCTCCGGGAGTCAGTTTGGGATCGGGGAGGGTGCCATCGGTATCAGCGGCCCGGCAGGCCGAAATAGAAACGGCAGCCATGAGGGCCGCCGCGATCAAATGCTTCACGGGAAAGGCTCAATTGGAAATGAGCCTTATCTTATGGTGTCCAGGGTCTCTGGGTCAAAATTCCCGTGGCAGGCTATCTCTCCGATTTCAGACAGGCGACGCTGCCGCAGATCGACCTCGATCTGTCTGGGCTTGGGCGAGAATTCACCGAGGCGTAGCTGAGATCGATGCGCGAATCGTCTGCTCGAACCGGTCTAGCGCGCGGTTGAATGCTTCCTGCTGTTCACCATAATAGTCGATTGGATCGTACTGCCCCGTATAGGAGGGCACATTCTCCATCGCATGATCCAACGCAGCCGCTGCGACCTGAACCTGGGTGAAGCTGTCAAAGATAGCCTGCGCGGTGTCGGACGGTGGTGTGATGACCTTTCGGGTGTCCGTGCTGGTATCAAGGTAAGTCAGTGGTTCTGTCATGTTCCATCGTTTCCTAGGCGGAAGGCAGCGGCTCGACCACCTTGCTGAAGTCGACCAGCGCCCCATCGTGCTTGCGGATGATCCGCAGGCGCTGCTTGGCCAGCATATCCAACTCAGACTCGGCTCTGGCAAGTTCGATCACGCGGCGCACGGCTACATCCCGGGTTTGCGCGAACCCCACACCAGCATCCTGGGCGCGGGCGCGACCGCCTAGACGCGGGTTCACCTCCCAGCCGAGCCCGTGCCGCCAGCGCCGGACGAAGCCGAGCCTGACGGGCTCTTTCTGGTCGCCCGGCTGCCAGAAGACCTCAAAGATCTCCGTCGAGGTTGCCTTGCCGAGCGAACGCGGCTGCCACGTGAAGGTGTGGCCATCGATCACCATGCTGTTTTCGGTCACTTCAGTCTCCCCTGACGGTTGCCGATTCATTTTGAAGATCAAGGCCGCGCATGACGTCCGCCCGGATGGGTGACGCACGGGGCTCCGCCTCTCTGCTTTGATCTTCAGTTGCTCTGTTAACAAGTTCACAACTGCATGCTATAATAAGACATGCTCACTGGTGGGACTTGGGGTGGAGTTCGGGACATGATGAAGAGGCTAGTGATCGCCGCCACGCTGGCGTACGCCATCCCGGCACAGGCGAACATCATCGACTGCCGGATTGAAGGCGTGGTCATCACCATCAACGAGAATTTCGGAACCTGGAGCGCGCCAAACGGTGCCCACGGCGACCTGACGGTATCGAGGCCGCGCCACTGGGAGTGGGTCGACCACAGAGACACTGACGTCCGGATCCAGGTGAAGGCGCAGCCGTCAGGCCGAGCCGTGGTACGGACCTTCGACGAGGGTGGCCGACGGGAGGTCATGTCGACCCAGTGCACGCCGATCGCGACCGGGCGGACGCCGGGGAGGTGACGGTGTACGGGCTGCATCCAACCAGCACCGACTATTAGCGGTTACGGGCGCGGCAGAACGCACGGGCATCCGGATCCCGCAGTGAGGCGCACTCCGAAACCGAGCCGGTCACCTGGGCGCGGCAGGCAATGCGGGCCTGTGAGTCGCTGAGGGAGCCACATTCGGCAACGTTCCCCGTCGTGACGGCCCGGCAATAGACACGCTTCTCGCGGTCCGAGATCGAGGCACAATCACTGGGGTCACTCAGCACTGGGGAGGGTAGGGCAAGCAGCCCGAGAATCAGGGCGGAACGAAGACGCATCTGTTTTTTCTCCTATCTTCGTTTCAGCCTAAGAGCGGAGTCCATTCCGTCAACGGATTCTGCGATCTTCGCGCGCACAATAAATACATCAGCATATTTTGAGGCTATTCTGTATCACGCCATGGACCTTCGCGATTATATCAGCGCCACTGAGCGCACATACAAGTACCGCATCCGCATTGCCGCCCCGGTCACGGATGAGATGATGACGCGCATCGAGCGCACACTGCTGAAATACGATCCGCTCGACATCAGCATGCCGAAAAAGACGATGTTTCAGGCGAACCCGCTGGATTTTCCCGACGTCAAGAACGCCGAGATCTATATCGTCGATATCGAGCTTGCTCTGCCGGCCTCTGCCTGGATCCTCATTCCGACCCTGGCCGACGCTCTGGGCCTGCCCAAGGCGTTCGTGGTCGTGCGCTCGCTCAACGAG